AACACAGACAATATAGTCTACTTGTTGGGTGATGATGCATACCAAGCTAGTAGTATTGGTCACATACTATACAACAACTATGGATGCAAGATATGGATACTCCGTAAACCAGATGACCTGTGTGGGTTAAAGAACCCGCTCGTTATATTGTGTGGGTTATACTGGAGGAGGAAGGACTACAAAAACTTTTACGATATGTTTATGTCTACTGGCGCAAATGTTGTTACGTGGTTAAAGCTCATAGCAGATGGGGTGGTTGAAAGATGAAAGGTTTAAGTGCAAAACCATTACAGCTAATGTACGAACAGGCAAGACAGGAATATGCAGGATCTTCAGAAAATAACGGATGTATTTTTTGTAGAAATGCTGTTAATTCTAGGATATTTACAATTAAACTTGATGACGCAAGAAAGAATAGAACGTGTGGGATAAACCATAATAAAACAAATGTTTACACATCTTTGTGTGATTTTTGTTGGCATGCCATGGTTAACGGATTAGATAGAGTTGATGAGTTTGGGTGTGAGTGTCTCGGTAAAACATCCAAGAATAAAATTGATAACCCATTTAATTATTACTAACAATGGAGGTATCATGAAAAGAGTAATACTGTTTTTGTTTGCAATCATGTTTTTGTTTGGTTGTATGACAACTGGGAAAAAGATAAACATGGATAATGTTAAAAAAATTAAAGTCGGAGTCTCAACAACATCGGATGTTGTTTCATTGCTTGGCAAACCACAACAAATCACAGAAAACTCTGATGGAGATATTATATTTGAATATAAATACTCAAGGTCAACAGTAAAAGCACAAACACTTATTCCAATAGTTGGTGGTTTTGTTGGTGGCGTTAACACCCAAAACCAAACAGTTAAAATAGTGTTTGATAAAAATGGTGTGGTAAAGGAGATATACAAAAGCTATGGCTCTGACGAAATGAAACAAAACCTTGAGGCTGGTACTGGTGCAAAAAATCCAGACATAACGGAATCAAGATAATAAAACTTATTGAAGCAAAAAGGGGGAGCAACCTGCTCCCCCATCTTATTACCCTCATGTGTCACACAATTCTAACGGATCTTTTATCGTACAAACCTTTGGCTCCTCTTTTATTCTTACGTTGCTGTCCCCCACTATCTGTCTATAACCAGCAGGCTTACCACACCTACAGGTCATGCGTAAATCAAACGGAGCAAGCACCTCTATCTTTGCTAGCTCACCACATCGTGGGCAAAAAACCATCATAGTCATATCACTTCCTCCTGCCCACACTCGGGGCACAGCCAAAAACGTTCCGGCTCTGTGTACTCCTCCCTAGATTCTACAAACTCACACATATCGTTTATGTTTAAATCTATCTCCATCTCACACAGATAACACGTTGGTATACCAAGCAACGAATCCAACCTGTGTACACTGTAGTCGTAGTCACTTTCATCCATTCCGTAGTAATCAACCACTTATGTTAACCTCCCCTCCTTTCTCACCGGAGAAACTTATGTAGATGTATTCTTTATCAAACTCATCGTATGCGTCTTTCAGCATCTCTGCTATTGACGGCGCCTCCTCCCTCTTCATTACCAGTGCCAGGTGGTCTTTCCCCCCACAAACCCTAAACAGTACACTTGTAGGTTGTCTTTTATTCACTATCTCTCTCCTTTATTCTCGCCCATCCTCGAACCCACAGCTCACAAACTATTGTATCAAATAACCAAGAAAGCTTAAAGAGTACCAACGAAATAAGGTGCACAGTGTAGAAAATAGCCACCCTGGCAACCCTTCCTATGTAATATAGTATCCTACTACCCACAACAAGATCTCCTCTCTACGTCGCTATTTGCGGCCTATATGGCCGGATAAAAGTGACAGCAGTTGTCTGTATTGTTTGAAGCCTATGCTCTCCACAACTCTCGTTGTTAACTCCTCAATGTACTCTTCGTCTTCATTGGGAAAGAATATGTGTAATACTTCATGTATCAGTGCTATCAGTATAGATCCCCTCGGGTCAAGAGATATCCTGTAGATGGTACCGTCAGTGTCTGTTTCGAACAACTCAAAGGTACCTATCACATCTTCCTCTGGAATGAGAGAGAACCTTATCAACAGGTTTTCGTTGTACCTGAGAAACTCTAACATCTCATCCCAGAACGTATCAACATCCAAACCTATCTTTGAGTTGACAACAACAACATCTTCTTCAACCAAGATCTGTGCGCTATTTTCTGTGTTGTAGTTATCCATTGCCGTTCTTCCTTTTCATCATGAAGTCACCAAACTTCCTGAACCCAAAGCTAGCAGCCACCGCTATCCCAAATGCAGCCTTGTACCAATCAGGGGTCTGCTGTAGGGATATGAACCCTTTGGTGACGTACACATCCCATCCAGGTATGAAACACAAAATAGCTGGTATACTGAGTAAAATTACGAACCACTCATCCTTCCATGAGGTTTGGCTACCCCTGGCCTGGACCATATCCCAGTCTATGTCGCCAGTTGCTATCTTGTCTTTGAGTTGTATCGCCCCGGTTACCTTGGCCTTCTCTATTTCCAGCTTGAGTTTTTGCTGTATGTGTTTACGCTCAAAGAATCCGCTTACCAAACTGCCAACCGTACCTAGTATAGCAGCAATAGGAAACATTACTCACCCCTTTCTACCGGACCTGGTTGTGGATTAGGGTCCGGTGTGTAATTGGTTCTCATAAACTCCATCTCATACTCTACCTCGTCCAACTGTTTCAGTAGACGAGCCCTCTTACTTTTCAGATACCTCCAATAATCTGCCATGGCGTCCATGGCCTCCTCGTGAAAGTCACCGTCTTTATCGAGAATAATTCTATCCGAAAACGCTGGGTGTGTTTCGCCTACAACAAGATAAACATCCCCAATATCCTTAACCTCCACATCAATCAGTGACCCCCTATACATCTTGTAAAGCTTCATGATCCCTCCAGTGACGAAAACAGGGAGCCGATTGGCTCCCCGGTTTACCAGGTTGTTTCCCGATTTTCCTAGTTATTACATGAACACATACGGATTAATAAAATATTTTCCCCCCCATACGTAAATGAAGTTTTTTTGTATTTCAATTTCCAGGTGTATGTGTGGTGTCATCCCTGGATATTTGACAGAGATGTCTTGTGCTATACCTATCATGTCCCCACGCCTTATAGCCTGTCCTGGTTTAAATTCTTCTGGTTCCAAGTAGAACATTTTGATAGTGAACCCCACCTTGGCGACCAGTAATACACCACTATACTCTTCACCAGAATACGGTATAGCTACCCTTGAGAAGTGGCAATCACATGGGGCAATAACGCTTTGCCCAGGAACACACACAAAGTCTAACCCCCTATGTAATCTGCCACCCCTAGGGGCCATAAAGGTGCCACACCCGTAATCGTCTCCTTCTCTTACTCTGCCACCAGTGGGATTAATGATTCTCATTTCTTCTCCTTTCCTAGAACATACCTGACAATTTTGCCACCAGCGCTGCCAAGCCACCGCCCAGTATTCCCCACTGGATTTTTACGTGGGTGCCTTGGCGTTCTACTTTTCCCCTTAAACCGTCTTTACCGGACAGGGTATCTTTTACCTCCTTTAGATCATCGCACACAGTCAGCAACCTTTCATTCATGACCGCTATTGTAGCGGCCACGTCTATATTCTCGCTGTCGATTCCGTCTATTTTATCTACGATACAAGATCTCTCCCCCATTTCCAATCTCCATTATACCTATAGTATAGCACAACACACATTGGTTGTCAATTAATACCTCTTCTTGAAACGTTTCTTTGTTCTACTTTTTGACCTTCCAACTCTCTCCGGTTCTTTCTTTTGTTTAGCCCTTACTGGTACGCCAGCGAATGTGGCAGCCACTTCAAGGCTGGTCTTGTCGTCAAGCGGCATACCAATCAGGGCGTTTAGAGGAATGGGTATTGGTTTACGTGCCAGGTTTATGAGCCTACCGGGCACACTCTCCCACTCTTCTGGTTTATGCCACGGGTCACCAACGATCTTCCCGCTCATAATCTGGTCCCATGTGGCAAAGTATCTGTCGGCCCAATCACGCCCCTGTACCTGCTCTATAAATGCCTGACCAGGTACACTCATTTTATGCTTGATAAAACTGAACGGCTTGGAATACAGGTTCATAATCTCTGCAAAGTGGCCAAACAGGTCCAGGTAATATGTCTGACCATCAACACTAAACTTCACCCTGAGATTGTTTTTGCTCTTGGGGTGATCCGGCTCATTGTCCCATGTCCCGTGGCCGTTGAACATGTAATTCATAATCTGCGAAACTATACCGGTATAGAACAGAACCTTTAGCATGTATTGCATAGCCTCACCCCTTTGAAGACCTGGATCTGCCCCAGTCTCCGCCAGTTTACCAGTGAAAGCCTCGCTGTAAAACCGCCAGTTTGATTCGGTCCAATCCTGGGCCAGCAGGAATAGCCTGGCAAAATCTTGAGCGGTCCTACTCCTACTCCTCCCATGCTGCTTACCACTGAACGGATCGAAGCCAAACTCAAGATTCAGGCCGCCGAAGTTATTATTCATATCTCTGGCAACCCCACGTGCTATATCCCTCCTACTAACTAACCCCTCAGCTAACAAATCCTTCTGTGCCTCAACCCTCCTCATAAATTCTATTTTAGCTGACAGGGCCTTACTACCACGGAACACTCTATCCCATAACGTATAGTCCCAGTTTTGCTCAAAGTTTTTTGCAAGGGCATATGTTTTCTTGAGGATACCCTTGTCTTTACCATATGCCTCCCAATCTTTCAATGACTCGGTAATGACACGTCCGTAATCCTGAGCAGCGCTCTGACTCAGGGTGAGCCCCTCACTTAGCATGAGGTTTAGGTCGTGATCCTGTTTGAGCACAAGATCCAATCCCTCCTTAACAATGTCTTTCCATCCATTGACTGGGTCAAACATAAGCCTCTTCAGGTGTGGCGAATCTAGATAGAACATCGCTGTTTGACCAATAGCCCTAAAATGAAAGGCAGAGTAAGACAGTAATGCTTTCTTCACATGGTAGGTGCCACGCTTTATGGCATATAATGGTTTGCTCTGGACAAATACTGATGGTGATAGATACCTGTTCAGGTCCCCAGCTATTGATGGGTGGGCCTTTACTGGCAGAAACTCAAGAAGCCACTTCTTGTCTGTCTTTGGATCTGTTTCTCCATTACCAAGCGCCTTCTTGTATAAGTTGTTCCTTATTTCTTTCAGCTTGGTGTATCTCATTTTCTTTAGCCAAAAGTTTGGAACCTCCATGTAGTCATCGTAGCCCGGCTCCATCTCCCACACTATCGCTGGTCTAGTAGTACCATCTTCTTCGGTTATCCTTATCTGCATAAGGTCTTTGATGAAACTCTTATGAGCCACAGCCTTGTGGACTGACTCAGCATACACTCTTTGCAGCTTAGATATGTCCATGGTGATCGGCTGAAACCCCTTTGCTATACCCTCAAGAAAACCTTCTGTAAACTTTCTTTCTTTTGCGTATGGGGTTTTGGGCGTAATTTTCCCAGAGGTCCAGAAGAAGTTTTTTCTTCCACCCTTACCAACTGATTCTCCGCCCATGATGTGGTGCACATCCCACATATGGTTTATGTACCCAGACAGTGTGTCGTCTCGTAGACGTGTAAGAACCCCAGCACCTTCAGCGAATATGCCGAGATCCAGCAGGTGGAGTTGAACGGTTTTAGCTACGTTCTTCTCCTCGTCTGTCATGTTTCTCATTCTATCTACAACTTCTTTATATTTGTCTGGGATTACCTCGTAGTATTTCTCAACAAGCTCTGGCCTGTCACCATACTCTATGTATAATGACATAGCCCTTCTAAGTTTCTTACCCTCCTTCTTGCTGCCAGCCATCCTGTCTGTCATTTCTTTGAGGTGATGTGATAGCTGCACCTCATATTCGGTAGCCACATTCTTTGCGGCCCACATCCTCTTCTTGGAATCAAAGTATTGTGCTGGCAACTCCTCAAACATATTGTTCTTGTAATCGTTTATGGCACCACGTATTTTCTGGAATAACGACTTCATCTTCTTGTACCCACTCTCCATAGCTTTACCAAGCTCATAGGTACCCATGAAGCTGAGCGTTGCTCCAGTGTTTGTGCTCATAGCTTCTTCTTTTTTCTCTTCTGAAAACTCCTGCCTCAGCCTAGCTTTTGCTCCTGGGCTATACTTCTTCCTCTTTCTTAGCCTCTTTATGTCTGCAATATTCCAGTAAAACAGCTTTTCTTCTGGTGTCTTCGTGTCTACTGGTTCACCAAGATCAGATATTATCCTTCTGTTTATTTCTTCTTGAATCATCTGTTTCTGTTCAACACTATACCCCTTATCTTTTAGCATGTTGTGAAGTGTCTCAAGAGACCAGATGTTTTGAAGGGTGTCAATAAATAGCTCGGGCTTTTCCTTTGCTATGTATTCTGATGGTGGGGAGAAGTTTATTTCAAGTGCTGCTTTTTCTACAGCATCCCACACCTCCTTCTCTGTGTACCCACTCTTCGGCCTGAAGAACCCTTTCCTGTATGTAGCCATACCCCTACTGGCAACCAACTCTTTTGCAGCCTCTATTATCTTTGAGGACCATGTTGGTATTGTCTTGGGGTAGTATGACTTACCATTCCTCTCAAGCGTTCTTATCCTATGATCCTTGATATGGTTGACAAGATCGGTTGTTATCTCGCCTCTGAGCATCTGGGTGTAATACCCTTTTAATTCAGCCAGTGCTTCTCTTAGATATTTCTGCCTCTTTCTTTCTCTCTTTGTGTCACCACCACTGGCTATCTTGTCTGACAGTTTGCCCATCTCGTCTTCGAGATATTTGATAAGGTGGCTCTGTTCTTTATCGGTAAGCATGACCACCTTCTTGTCACCCTTCTCACTTATTTGCTTACCGATTTCTGCTAAAGGGCTTTTCTTATCAAACTGTACTGCTACCGCCCCTGGCGGTAGGTCTTCGGGTATCTTGTCGGTCACATCCTCGGCTTTAGTTATCTCCTCTACTACCTTCTCGGTCTCCTCGATATTCTCTTGTTTAGCTTCAGCCTTAGCTGGCACAGCCTTGGGAGTTTTCTTCTTACCGGAAAGCTCTGAATAACTTGGAAATTCTCCCTTATAACCAGCACGTCTAGCAGCAGCCCTCAACTCTTTATAGGCGCTCCTTCTAGGGAACGGCTTCCCTTTGCCAACATCAACGCCAAAGTATACGCCGTGGTCTTCGTTATACATAACAAACTTTCTACCACCGCTCTTTGGTCTTTCTATTCTGACTATGTATGAGTTTGTAAGTCTTTCAAATTCTTTTTGTTTTTCTGTTTTGGCTCCTCCGTATGGTTTTGGCTTTTCTGCCTTACCTTCTTTTGGTTTTGGTTTTTCTGGTTTGGCTGGTTTTTCTGGCTCTGCTACACCCTGGTGTGTGCCAAGCAGTCTGTCCTCAAACTTAGCCATTGTTAGTGTTCGTGGTGACTTCACCTCGTATGTGTTACCAACAGCATCCTCGAACACATATGTCTTTGCCTTACCCTTGCCTCCTTCTATTGTTTTTACATGGGTAAGATCATACTCTTGTTTTATTTTATCCAGCACCATTTGTTGGTATGGCTTTGCTGCACCCTCAAGTTTACCAGCTTTTCTCAATGCTCCATTGAGTGCCTTATAGTAATCTTTTCTCCTGAACGGAGATCCACTTTCCTGTTTTATTGTGTACTCCACTCCAGTTGGTTCGTGCTTGAAGGTTATTGTTTCGTATCCACCCCTTTCTGTATGCTTGGTTATAATAGAATCAGTATCGTACAGATAATGATCTATCGCCGACCATTTTTCTGAGCTTGCAGTCTCTTTCTCCTTCTCTCCAGGAGAAGTCTTTCCTTCTGGTTTAACCTCTTTGGTACTCTGTGGTTTAGCTGCCTTTTCCTTCGGCTTCTTCGTTCCTGATTTTTTATCGAAAGCAATTTCCTTAGCCCCCTCGGGCAGGTTGTCTGGCACATCTGGAAGTCCCGATTCATCGACAGATTCCTCCACTTCTTTCAATATGTCAACTGCTCTTCTGTAGACATCCTTGTCTACCTCGTTTCTCGCCTTTGCGTGTAGTAACGCTTTCCTTCTCTTTGGACCAAGCGATAGGTCAGAAGCCTCCTGCTTTAACCCTTTGTCTTGTGGATCTATATCTGCAAGTATCTTTGCTTGCTCTTTAGCTGCTTGCCACCTTAGTTTCCTTAGTTTTTTGATTTCCTTGTTATAAACATCTATCTGTGCCTGCTGCTCTGTGGTTCTCCTCTTTGCGTACAACACTCTAAGCTGATGCTCTATACTACGTAAAGCAATATTGGCGTCTCTCAATGGTATAACGTCATCAGAAATGCTTTCGTTTGGTGGCTCTCCGTATGTGCTCCTCTCCTTCTTGAGTTGATCTGCTATTGTTGGTGCTTTCTTTTTTAGCTTTTCGTTTATCAGGTTTGCCTTACGTGCCTTCAACTCTTTCTTCGAAACCTTGCCTAGACCAACAGGTGGCTCCTCCCTACCAGCTCTTAAACCCTTGTTGGTTCTTTCAATCTTGTTGGCCTTCATCTTCTTGTCTGCCGTCTCGTGTGACTCCCCATACCCTATCGAGAACCCGGGTTTGTTTATGTAGTCGGTCTCACTGAGAGGAAAGTTTATACTGTTAAGTATCTTTCTGGCAGACTGTGCTGTAGCATGAAGCTTCTTCTTGTCGTTGCTTGTTATAACAAACTCGTCTCCATGTATTCTGTACAGAGTTGTACCGTTCTGTTTCGCCGCAGTCTTCAGGGCGTTGGCAAATAGCTTGATATACTCGTCACCTCTGAATTTACCGAAGTTATCATTGACAAACTTCAGACTATCTATATCGGCATACGCCACATACTTGTGTGGCTCCTCACTGTGCACCATGGCAGTGAGGTTAGGTAAACCAGTCAGCTCATCTGTCATTACCTTGTTTCTTAATTCATGTGTTATCCTTCTCAACTCTTCGATGTCATCTATCTCATCTATCTTCGCCCTGAGAAAATAGTTTTCCCTTCTCTCTTTTTCTGGTACCTCATCCTCTTCAACCAGCTTTGTTCTTCTACCCTCTCCTTCACCTGGCTTCGGTAATATTTCACCAGCAGCTTCCTTTATTCCCTCACGTCTCTTTGCCTTTGACTCTTTGAGTTTCTTTTTTACCTCTTCCTTTCTTCTCCTTTTCTCCTCTATAATATTATCTTCTCTGACAACAGCTTGACCAGGTGTCAATCTTTTTGTTACTGGTTTCTTTTCCTCTTTTTTCTCCTCGGTAAGTTTCGTTTCCTCTTTTGGTTTGGCCTCACCAGGAACCCCACCACCAACCTTGACCAACCCCTTCCATCTTGGCTCAAGCTTATCGTAATCAACATAAACAAATATCTTGTCTTCTGGTTTCTCAGCCTTCCTAAACTGGAAACTGACTATGTTGCTACCATGTTCACTTGACCCACCATCCACTATAACCTGATATTTGCTTTCCATTTCGCCTACAGCCATACCAGACAATATGTCTCTTGCCATGGTAGCTGTTGACCTTACCGCCCTCTCTTGTGGTTTCTTTTTGGCAACCTTTACTTCGGCCACCTTCTTCTCTTCTTTTTTCTTTGTTTTGGCTTTTTCTTTCTTTTTCTCCGCCCTCTTTCTTTTGGCTTTTTCCTTCTTTATCTTTTCTTTTACCTTCTCAGCTTTCTTGGCGGATGCTATAGCATTTTCATACTCTTCTTTTGGCACAACAACCTTAAAATATTTATCACTCTCTGGATTATAAAACTCGAACACATAGTTTCCAGTCTTTGCTTTTCTGGTTTCTATATGTCTTATACCAAACTTCCCTTCAAGAAACGGCATAGACTTTCCACTAATTATTGCTTTCCTGATTGCTGGTATATACCGCTTCTCCCTCTTCTGTGTTTTTCTACCTCGGCTACCAGTTGGCTCTATTGGTTCTATTGGCTCCCTGATAACAAAACCTTGCCCAGGTGGTAGCTCTGGTCTCTTCCCAGCACCATACAGTGGTTCTCTTAGTTTTTTCTGCTCCTCTATTTTGGGTGCTTTTAGAAGTTTCCTCTCTTCACCTGGGGGTAGAGCCCTGATCTCCTCCTCTGCACGTGCTGCTTCTCTCTCCGCTATTCTCTTGGCAGATTCTTCTGATAATTGGTCTATGGTTTTTACTGGCTTAGCTTTATACTCTTCAGCCATAACTGTGTAGCCAAGCTCTTTAAGCTTACTTTCTGGCAACAAACCATATCCCTTACCGTGTCTCTTCTTTAACCTAACAACATACCACTTCTCGTCAGCATATTCTGGGTGCCTCTTCCTGGCACTCCATATAGCTTTCTCTGCGTTCTCTGGCCTAGAATACGGTTTGCCGTTTGTTGCCCTCAAAATTGGACGTACAACGGCTTCTCCCTCTCCACCCTCTATAACCATCTCCTCTGGTTTTATCTCTTCAGGAGGAGGCTCTTTGCCGCCTTCTACGAACGCTTCTGGTGGTATCTCTGGGATAGCTTCTAGATCTTTCCTTAGTTGCTCGTATACTTCTGGGTGTACCTCCTCAGCTTTTGCTCTGGCATTCTTTAGCTCCTCGAACGCATCTTCGTATTGCTTGAATACCTCTTCGAGGTTCTGCTTTTTTGCAGCCCTAATATCTGGGTCTTCCTCTGCTTCGTATTCTGCCCTAAACTTCTCGACAAGCTGCCTGGCCTTGTGCTCCCTTTCTATTGCCGAACGCAGCCTGTGACCAGCACGTGTCCCCTGTAGTGCGTCAGGTATATCCCTCAACCCGAGAGCAACGCCCTTAACGAATGCGTCCTTTTCCTCGTTGATTGCCTGACCAGGAGGTGTTCCCTTCTCGACCTTGTCCTCTATTCTCTTGAGTGAGTAATCAAAAAACTCATCTCCCATACCATTCCACAGGAAGAACAGGTCCATACCTATACTGAACACTCTTTCGTCGATATCTTTTTTGTCGGCAAGTGTTGGCCCCTCTAACAATGCAAGACCAGCAGCTATTCTCTTAATCCTGTCTACCCTACGAAGTGCCTTACTTGCTTCGTCTGTACCCTTCGCACCAGGCCACTTACCCTTGAGACCGCCAAACACAGCACCAGTATAGGCACCACCCTTAAAGCTGTCAACAAGGGCATCAGTAAATGCGTCAAAGTTTCTTGATTCGAGAGCCTTACCCATGTCATGGAGGGAGGATGCTGCACCAAGTGACACACCCTCTGTTACCATAGACTTAAGTATTCTGCCAAGAGCGGGTGCACCTTCTGCCGTCATAAGAAAGGGAAGCCTAGCATACACCTTGCCGAGAGCTTTCCCGGTTATCTGCGCTGGGGAAACTATAAAACCCAATAAGCTGCCCACGCCAGCAGCAGCCTTTTCACCTGGGGTTTCTGGGGTACCGATAAACCCATATTTGCCGCCAGTAGACCCCCTAACCATTGCCTCCGGCATACCGAAAGCAACACTGTTTATCCACGATCTGGCGAAATAACCAGGCTCTTTATTGGTTGCCAACCCGAGACCCAAAAACTCTTCTGGAGATCCGTATTCGTCACGAGCATATGTGCCAGCAAGATCCTGCTCCATACGTTGCTTACGCTGTTCCTCTGTTGTGGCGAGTTTCTCTGTGACGCTTCTTATAATCTTATCCAGACCCAGACCTTCGGCAAGCCTTTGCACATATGGCTTGCCGGGGGCCTCCATTATGGCTGGTGCGCCTTCTTCTGTGGTGCCAAGATACTCTTCCCCATATCCCGGCTGCTGTGGTTCTACTTGTGGTTCAGGCGGCGGCTGGTTCTCCACACCAGATGTGGCTTGCAGGTTCTCTTCCAGCCTGCTTTGTTCCATTGCCTTACGTTCATTCTCTTTGTCTCTGGCTTTGAGACGCATCATATATCTTTGCATTGCGGCATCAAACGGATCGTCTTCACGTTCTATTAAGCCGCCCATTCCTTTATATTCACCAAGAAATCTATCAGCCATTTTATGCCTCCGGCCTGCCGGAATCTGTAAGATAAATTTGCTGCAACTGTCTTATCGCTCTCTTGTCTGCCCTTGTCCATCTTTCTGGATGCAGGGGGTCTAATCCCCTCCTCTTGGCAAGCTCAGATACAGCCTGGGCAAACGCTCTATCACTGGCAGCACCTGAGTAAATCTTGTTTCTAACTTTTGTTTTTCCCGAAACGTCGGTAAATGTTTTTGTTTCCCTACTTTTTGTACCAATACGTATATCCCTCATGCCCTGCTCACCCTTGGGCTTTTGAGACCATATTGATTTGTATGGGATGTTGCTATATTTTCCGCCGTAGTAATATAGCAGTGCACGATGTCTGGGATCTCTTGGGTTTATGTATTCTAGATCAGTTATTCTACCCTTGGTGTCGAATATTGGGACAAGACCTTCTGACAGCATATTGGCGTATGTTCTCTGTATCTCTTTTTGAGAATGCTTCTTTTTGTAATACGGGCTATCGCTGTTCTCAAGATAGTCTATAACATACTTCTGTCTCGCATCTCTTGGGTCTGTGTATGAAATACCAGGCATAGCCTTTTGCTGTCCCATTGGGTTGACCAGCACTGGTTGACCCCACTCGTTTTCACCAACCGTATATGTTCCCTTCAAGAGTGATAGTTGGTCCGATATTGACATCTTTGCTGGTTGGACATCTTTTGGCTTTATCAATCCCCTGGCAGCCGCTACCTCACGTATGGCATTCATCTGCCTCTCTTTTTCATCCAGAGACATCTGCCCCCAGTCCTTGCCACGCCACTGTCTAGCCATAGAACCATACGGTTGTCCAGAAACAACTGATCTCTGTATGTCCTCAACCTCACCCCTGGCAAGGTCTTTAGCTGTCATAGCAGCAAGCTCTGCGTTGAGTGCGTCACTGCGCCTCTCCCAGTAACCACGAGGATCTGCTATGTCAAGCCTAACCTGTTCAGGCACACCCATGGCTGCGAGTAGTCTCTGAGCCTGTGGTGTCCTGTATCCATAACTACCACGAAATTCACCACCGGGTCCAACCTCTCTTATTCCTGTTGGTGTTGGTATGTACCCAATGGATGCAAGGTCTATGTTCTTTCTTTTGCTACCAGCCATAATATACCCTCGCTACCTGGGAGACCACACATTACTTGGGAGTGATCCAGGGTTTATAACTCTATTGTTCATAACCATTGGTTTGAATGGTGAAATGTATCTCGGGTTACCCATTCTCCCAGGATACCACCCAGCAGTTGAATTACTCATTACCCTACCTGGTCTATTAATGCTACCTCTTCCTATACTGTAACCAGCGGCAGAGCCATATCCAAGGTTACTGATTGGCACATTTGAAAATACTGGTGACGGTCCCCTTTCCCCAGGCTCCATACCAGTGTAACCAGGTTTGAGGTACCCGGCGTATCCAAGGTCTCTCATCATTTCTGGGCTCCACCCGGTATACTGGAACATCTGCCTTCTGCTACCTATGTCGTACTCTCTTTTCTTTTCACCAAGCTCCTTCTCAAACATTTCAAGCCTCTTACGCAGAAGCTCACGTTGATGTTCGAGTTGTCTGGCAAACTCTGATTCTCTCTGCTTCATACGTTCAGCTTCTGCGGCAGATCTGCTTGCTGCTTTTCCAAATGCTTCGGCGTATGGCTCGGTAGCCTTGGCAGCCTGTCTCATTGCTCCAGCTATCCCCTGCCTCTGACCAAGTTGCAGAAGATAGTTGTATACATCTTCTTTCTGTTTACGCATGGTTGGCCCCATAGCCTCAACCATTGCTTCGTAGTATGGATTGCTAGCCATTAGATACCCTCCACCTCTTCAAACTTGTTTTCACTTCTTTTCCATATTGTTGCAAAAAATTCACAATTATCACACTCTTTATAAAAAGACCTACCAGTCTTGTCTACCTCACAAGCTGGGAGAGGTTCGCCACGCAATATGCCTCCACACTTGGGACACTTACCAATAACAGCCATTTTGGGTTGTTCACACTCTGTTATCCTCTTTCTCTTTTTCCCTTTCCCAAGCCTGTTTCTTCTTTTTGCTACATTTATTCTCTTATTTATTTCCCGATACCTTCTTCTGTAAACTATCTCTTTTGCTTGCTCGGCATGTGTTTGAGCACTAACCATCTTTATTATTCTGAGAACTTCCGCTATGTTCAAACCGTTTTTTATTGTAAACTCAATAACATCTATAGCCATATCTATTGAGTCTACGGGATATGCCTCTATAAACCTAAACACCCTATCCTGGTTCATTTTGATTATTCCTTCCCAGTGTTTAACATCCATCGTCTATGTCACATGCTATTGGAGACCCACCCGCACCAGCAGCAGTGTTGCAGGACGTTGTATATGTACCGCACTTCCAGACAGTATGTCCACTTGCACAAGCACATGTGGGGGCCGAAACAGATGAACATGGTGTTGAGCACCCACTATTAGTTTGCGGGTCTTTGGTTAAACAGTGTGGTGTTAAACAGTTACAGTGTGATGCATCCAGCCATGCAGCACCGTCTGAGTGACGCATCCAGTAACACAGCCCCCCACTAACACATGCTCCCCCCTTTTGTGTTGCCCCCATACACCCACAACAATCATTACAATCCTCAACATGGTCCGTTATTCCAGCCCATCCACCAGAATCTGTTACCCTTGTGTTGTATGTCTTTGTGGTATTGTTTTCACACGCATTACCTTCTTCGTCTGTGTCTGGTGGATCTACTGTCAGTGTTATTGTGCCACATGCTGTGTCGTCTATTACTATAGTGACACTCCCCCCACTGCTACTCAGTGTTGTACTCACAACACCAGTCCCCGACCCGTTAACACTCGCTTCTGGGCATGGTGGTGAAAGACTGTATACTAGGTCTTTTGTGTTACCCGAGCTTGGCTGAGTTGTTGTTGTTGGGCCAGATATTGTTATGTCGTCACAACACCCCATCAAGCAGTCGTACTCGATCTTTATTGTATCGCTACACCCGTCAAACCCCGTAGCTGTTAATGTTGCTGTGCCGCCGCCTTCTGTTTCTGGAAACCTTACAGTACACCACGGGCCGAATGAATCAACTATCTCACACCCAGCAGCTTCCCATTGCACATTACCAGCATACCACGGAATATAGCACCCAGTTACATAGAGGTTAACACTATACTCATATTCTCTGTCGCACCCATCAACAGAGTCTGGCCCCACAATCTTTATCCATTCACACTCGGGACCAATATCACACGGTGTGTCCCCACCCGGAGGGTCCCACGAGTCTGGCGGAAAGTCGAAGTCCCAATCGTCATCAGGCCATGTCCACTCATATGACTGATAGGTGTCATCGTATGGGTTGTTGGCCTTGTATGGTTTAGCAAACTCAGAATACTCACCGCCACCAGTACGATTCAAACCATCTTCAAACGATTCGCCCTTCCTGTATATCTCACCATACTCCCTATTATTATATATGTATGGCTTCCAGGTTGTCATTACTCTTTTGTCCTTTGCTTATCAACTCTCGCAACATACCCGTAAGGGTCTAATCTCTTCCCGAGGCTCTGGTTTCGTATCCTATATTTAACGGTATGGGCTCCTGGATGCTTTGGCAACCCGAACGGGATCTTTGTATGTTGCTTCCCGAGAGCACTCAACGGTGCTTTGCCAACCCTCTGTGGAGTTTTGCTACCGTCTGGGTACTCGTCAAGCTCAACAAGCCCACCGCTCTGGGCCTTACATATGATTGTAAACTCTCTCTGATTTGTTCCTTCGTCAAGCTCAACCAGCATATCCTTTGTGGTTATGTACGCATCTATTGCTTTTGCATTACCAGATGAATCGAGATCTTGGTCTCCGTGGTTTAGTTTATAAAACTTGCCGCAAGCATTACCACCACCACATAGATAATACCTGTTGTTGATTGCCGATATCAGGCTTGCAATTTCTGTGCCATAACTGTATATGCCATACCACATTGTTGGAAAATGTAGCACGATAACCTTGTTTGGCGTTGTCTGTGAAGACCCCGAGTATACAACCCAGTACGCACACTGTGTCTCAAAATCATATACTCCATAACACTGATCTATGTACGATGGGTTTATGTAATCTTCGTGGTCTGGATCGAAGAATGTATCAATGTCTGGGGAGCTTATCTTCCACCACTTGACACCGTCAAACATCCACAGCCCGTCGTAATAGATCCATGCCAGAACAACCTTTATACTGTCAAAGACTGGAACACCAGCCTCGATTGATATCAGCGACATTGGCGCAGCTATACCAATATTTGCTGATAGCCGCAACTTACCAAAGTTTGATGGCGAGTTACCCTGTAGCATCCAGATCTCACTATCGGCAAACACAACAAGCTCGTTATAGAACGGTATAGCCCTTCTCAGCGGGCGCTCACCGAAGTATATATACCCGGAATCGTTACCGTTCCACACATTTGGCAGATTGGCTGCCGAATATCTCATTGCGTTTTCTGCGCCCTTCGGTGCCAACTGCCAGGCCCTGGTTTTCCACGCAACGGTGCCGTAACATAACTCAACGTCAGTCGGTGCTGGCTTTCCCTCAACATAATACACATACACATCTGAAGCACTCAACGTTGCACTAACCGTTATCTCATACCAATACAGCGGTATTGTTTCTCCGGCTATTGTTGTCGGTTTTTCATCTGATGTGGCATCCCACGAAAGAGATCCGGTCTGTTTTAGTGTGTCAGAACCACTTTTTGTTGAATCGTCAAGATTGGATACTGACGCAAAAGTACCATCATTTTTGAAATACTTAACAGTTATGTTTGCAGCTTCATCATTGAAGCTATCGTTTGGAAGATACAGCTTTATAGAATTAACTTTTTCTGCGAACCCAACATAAAACTTCTCACTAGATGTCATGCCAGACAGGTCGGCATAAAGACTGGTTACCGTGCTTGCAACGTCTGGGCTATAATCTATGTACTTCGATGTGTCGTAGAAATAGCATGACTGTACACCAATATATGTTCCATCCCACACGTCAACAACATCTGCCATTGGACTATGCACAGTTATTGCCTGCACAAAGGTGTCCGTGTCAAACCCCTCATACGGTGCGCTATCTACGAGAAACTTTACCCTGTACGCAAACCCTGGGATTCCAGATATTACGGTTTGCACCTCGTCCCCAGGTGCTGTCCACTCAATGTCTCCCGTCTGATAAAAAGATGGTCCGGTTTCGGTTGTAGTGGTAGCAACTATGTCTCCCAGGGTGAGAGATGTTAGCTCAGACTTGTCACCAATGTTCCAGTAGTGGTAGAAGTACACCGGGTCTGTAGTTTGCGAAGCAAAAGAATGTAATGTGGTCCAACTACCAGGCGTACCATAGTAAAATGTTATTGTATCAGATGATCTAGCTATTCTGAGGTTCCCCGATGTATCTGTTGTAGTGTCCGTGTCTGTGCCTTCAGATGACCCACCAGCAACTATCTCGCAATAATATTCGTTTGTGCCACCAGTCTGATACCTTCTCCATATGTAACCATAGTTGTTTGAGTCTATCTTGAAGTATAGACCAAAGTAGTTGTTTGCGGCAGAGGGCTGCGCCCAAGACAGATTTGAGAACGGAATGTATATGTCAAAATCACCAGTGCAAACTATGTTATGGATTAACGAAACCTCGTCACCATCTGAAGCGTTTGTTTGGTTATAGACCAGACCAGAGCTTACCTCTATTGTGTCACTACCATTGCCAGTCCATTCATCATGATTTGCTATTACGGTATCATATGCATAATCAAGCCCCTGGCCAGGGGTTGTCCCATCCGTAATGGTTAGAGATGTCCACGACCCGTTGTAATACTCAAGACCAATCACTGCCCTTGATGCATTGTTATTGGACGAATCAACAGTTGGTGTGATCTTGTCAAGCGGCATCTCCGCTACGATGTACAGATAGTCGTCATCTGTTACAACATCAAAGTCTATGTGTGTTGACGTATCGTCGTCGGTTGCTTCTTCAAAGAAGTTTATGTAGGCAGAGTTTCCGTTATCATAAAGAAACACACCAGTCGGATCGTGCTCAGACCCACGCCATATTAAAAACTCTTTGTTGTTGGCTAAAAGAAGGGCGTTGCCCACTTGGGCAAACTGCGTTAACTCGCAACTGGCAGTAAGGGTTTTTAGCGCAGACCATGATATATTGTTTGGCGGCAGTGCACTGCCCTTCATAATCCTCTCACCATTAGAGGAGTCATAGACATGTGCTATCAGTAGGTCATCACTGCCGTCAAGTTTGCGAAACTGTGTTAAACTTTTAAACCTAAGACCTGATGCAACAGCGGAAGCAGTAAGGGTTGTCATACCCTTCCTTTGCCTCCAATAAAAACCCGGTTGCATGTTCTGTGTATCGCTCAATTCGTCTGGTTTCAGAAGTATCGAAGCGATACCCTTTATCATTTTACCGAAAGGTTGGGCTATCTTGGCAACGGTTTCTTTCTTCATATCTTAGTCCCAATTCCACACGTTACCAGACCAATCGACGTCTTGCACAACTGTCTCCCCTCTCAGATGTTCTGGTGTGGTAAGTATGTGGTTGAACAGGTCATTTATTTCTTGAGATATTCTGTTGTATATCGTGTTGTCTTCATCACTGGCAACCAGTATCCTCGCTGCCTCTAAAACAACAAACCTCTCGTACTTCGCAGAGAATGGAAGCTCATCGCTGTCAGATGAGAGATCTGTCCCGTATGACTTATACGTAATCCATATCGAGTTATATTCCGTACTCTTGTGCGGCCACAGCCAAATCCTGTCTTCCATAACAGCAGCACGTTCTGGGTCACCGCCAGTCGAGTATGGTAATCTGGAAAACTCAACAATGTCACGCACGGCTATATTCTTTATGACAGACCCGTCCCAGTATTTTATCTCTATTACATCTTTCAGATCCGTAGGCAGAGCCTGGCTATATTGAATATTGTTTTCAGAATAGGTTTCCTTGAGGTCTCCTGTGGCCCCAGATGTGCCTCCAGTAAGAGTTTCAGCGGCTTTGAATTTTCCACTGTTGTACCCACTTGCTTCATCGACGTCGCACGTTGCTCCTGACGTGCTTCCCTCAAGCTCTTCGTTGTCATCGAACACCCCTGTTGGATCTGACAACATCAAGTAGTCAGCCCCAACCTCTTCAACCTTTGCGGTGTATGAGTTGGTTGCACCAGTAACTGTTTCCCCAACAAGAAGGGTGCCACTTTTGTTATCTATATTAACCTTGATCTTGATGTCGGTAACTATTAAAAAGTCTGAACCAGCGTATTCAACTGTAGCTGTGTGTCCGTTGGTTCCCCCCGTTACGGTTTCACCAACAGTGAATGAACCAGAAACATTGACAAGATCAAGCTTTGTCATCTTCTTTATGTCTTGCTCAACGTTGCGCTTGATTATGCCACCAAACTTAACAGCAACAAGCTTTTGAGCCTGATTGATCGCATCTGTTATCTCTGTGTTTGTAAACCTATTTGTGTCGAGACCACCCTGGGCGTACTTGTCGTATATGTATACGACATCGCCGTTTTCGTAGTTGTTGTCAGACCCACCATCAATACTATCAACATACAGGTAGTGGTTGCCTGAACCACCTATCTGTCTTATTACAGCTATTGACCCACCGTCAGAGGTGTTATAGATAACATCGCCAACCTCTATCCCCTCTGAATCGAAGTCGTATGATTCATCTCTAAAATATGTCGTCTGTGTGCTGTCATCGTGCGTTAGTGTATTGCTTGACATCTTTCGTGTCGGTGCAACATCGTTAACCTCTCTACGCACGTATTTACGCAGGGTAGATAGAGTTGTACCCATATCGAAGCTCCGTTATAAAATCTATGGGCCGGTTTACCCGGCCCGTATTCTAATAACCCCAGGCGAAGATAATCTGGTACTTACCACTATCAATCGCCGTATCCATGTCAAGCGTGGTCCCAGAATAGGTGGAAAGAACACCACCACCAGTATCGTCTATATTATACAGAAGTGAAGCATTCACCCTGTTAAGACCGATCTTGGTGGCTGGTATTTCTGTGGTAGATCCATCACCCTTGATCTTGTACACAGACATTTTCTTATCACCCATACCAGGCACAGCCATTATTTTAGTGAACGTTAAAGCCATCTTTACCTCCTAGTATGGTCTCCAGTGTGGCGGATAACAGTTGTTACCTGCCATGTGTGCAGACCGTATTCTTTGGTCTATGTAAATGTCAAAGCCGAAACTCTGTACCAAGGAGCAGAAGTTTGAGTCCTCCCCCACGTGATGCAGGCTTCCGTCATTGTGGTCCACCTGGTAGTGTGTGAAAAACCATGGCTCGTCTATTGACTCAAAAACAACCCGACGCACCATCAACATCCCAGCACCAACCAGAGCACTCCTACCAGCACCAGCCTTTGTAAGGTTGACGAGATTTTCTGTGAAAGCGCATTCAGGGATAAACTCCCACCATCCGTCCTGTGCCTGCTCCGGTGTCATTCCAGCTACCAGTAGACCTCTGTTGTCTTTGAAGTGGTATATACCAGACACAATATCTACATTTGGATCTCCGAAGTCTTCCATAAACAAGTCCATCCAGTCAGGTTCAAAACCATTATCATAGTCTAGGAACAGTAGGTACTCCGAATCAGAAGCAAGAAATTCACGCACAATATTGTTTCTTATTGAGTCTATGTAAATACCAGTGTGTGGTAATACTTTAAATTCGTAATCTCGCCAATCCCTACCAGACATTGCGTTGAAACACGAAATCAAACCAACCCAGTGCACCATGCAATTCATCGTTGTTAGCCCAATGGCTATCTTGTGCACAACATACTCCTTTCTATGCGAAGAACATCAGAAAAGAACCATCATGTGCCGATATGTTAAACACCGTCTTTGAAACACACCAGCTACATTCATATGACATTGTGTATTTCAGGCCGAGGGTGGAAAACAAGTTTATCCACCATAACTGTGGCCGTAGTGTCATATGATACTTGTCATCGGATGCTCCATGCATACTGTCAAAGCATATGAAATGTGCCTGTTCTCCACCAACCCTCTTAAACTCTTCTATTGTTACATCAAGACGATCTCTTGGTATATGCTCCATAAAGTCTGTTGTAACAACAAGGTCAAAGCATCCATCTCTAAACGGAAGAGCGGTGGCATCAGCAATAATGTCTGCGTTGCTGTGGGGGCTAAAGTCAACCCCCACAGCGTCTACACCAAGTTGGCGTAGGTATTTGGCAAGAACGTTCTTACCACAGCCGACATCGAGGATCTTTTTGTAACGCTCAGCTATTATAAACGAGGCGTAGGACAGGAACCTTACAGGATTCTCCATGTACATAAGCCTCAGAGGTTCAAGATAGTATTGAGCGTTATACAGATCCTTCATTTTTACTCCTTTCGCTTACGGAAGCAGCATAAGGAAGATCGGCTTATACTCGGTGTCAACACCAGCGGTACCCATCTGCACACCAACAGTTGGCTTGGTAAACTGTACAGCAGCCTGGGTGGTTACGGAGTAATAACCTACACCACCAGCAGTTGCTCCGGGGATTAGCTCGTTACCGACAGCAGCAGTGGTGGTGGCCAGAACGATTGCCGGACCCCAGGTCTGAATCCAGAAGTAATACCCACTGGTAACAGCCATCGGAGGGATACCGACAAACACATTTTCCTCAGTTGCGGTATGAGCAACACCATAAAACGGATTATACACCAGGGTAAACTGGCTACTAGTGGTCAGCGCAACCTGGATCGGATCATACAGATAGAAGGTAGCAGTACCTGACGCAGAAACAGCGGGGTGTCTCTTAATCTTGTACTGATGGCCTTCACCAGCAGCATCGTTAATGTGCAGCCAGCCTTCGGCATACTCGTTGGCGGTTACAGCGGTAGCACCAACGGTGAGGCTAACACTCTTGTCGCCGACAGCAGCGGCAGCAGCGACAGACTGGTTCATGTGGTTCGCCTGACACTGTTTTGCGGCGCAAAGCTTACCACCAGCCAGGGTACCACCAGACTTTGCGTAATAGAACACCCTACCATCGGCAAGCTGCATCCTGGTACCAAGCCTGTGCTTGGCAGTAGAGCTTTCCTCAAATAGACCCTGGCGCAGGATCTTCCCGGTAGTAATTTCAAAACCATGTTTCGCACTCATTATTATAAAACCCCCTGCGTCTGTGCGGTTCTAGCCACACAGCTACGCTGTTTGTGTTAAGAGGGGCCATGCCCCTCGCCAATTATGCAGTAAGAGCACTACGGCAGTAGTGTGCGTCACGCCTGGTGCACACAACATTACCACGCCACAGGATCTGCATAGATTTAGTCACCCCATTAGTGGGAGTCTTCCACGGAGTCCTTGCAAAGAATGCATTCTTGTGGACAACGAAGCCCCAGAAACGGTCATTCAGTGCAAAGCAGTATCCACTCGGGCACTTGCCGTCGCTGAAAATCTCTGCCTGGTCAAGCATGTACACAGCGTCGAAACCAGCCTTTGCGGCCTGCGGGGACTGCAAGCGCTGCTGCTGCATAAGCTGATCCAGCCAGGAATCCAGCAGGGTGTCAGTGGTTACGATAAGATTGGGCTTATCTTTCACACCGTCACCAACCTTTGCGCTGGTCCTCATGCTGCGGAGCACAGAGGAAGTAATAGCTGCGGAGGTGCTGGAGATACCAGCAGCCCACACACTCATATCATCTTCCTTGATACCCCCATACGCAGTGGAAGTGGTGCTATTGAAAAGCGCCAGAAGACCGTCAAGGTCTTTGTCACTATTCCCGGTGCCATCAGAATACAGACCGTCAGCAAGGTCATCCTGGATGCTCTTCTGTGCCATTTCAAGGTTGTTGATAACAAGATCAACTTCCTCTTCCGGGCCACTGTTGGTCATTTCGTCATCAAAGGTGATGGTCACGTTGGTCCAGTAGTTTCTCCACTCAAAGATAGCAGAGTTGAAGATTTCCCTTTTCCCAACGTCGAAAGTATCAACGCCAGAAAAGGAACCACCAGCAAGCCTCTCGTATGCCAGGGGCACCTTGATGCTGACACCACCGGAAGCTTTCTTCATCGGTTTCTTGAGCGCCCGCTTAATCAGGTAATAACTGGAAAAGTAGTTGTCGAAAGCTTTTCCGTTGTCGCTCAGAAAGTAATAACGAGTCAAAGACTCCAATTCAGTCCTGCTCAGAGCCATTTTTTATACCTCCAAGGGCTACCTTGCCTCCCTTGCTGCCTTTAGCCTGTTGACAAGAACCTCCCGAAGGCCGCCGTGTTTATCGGTTTCCTTCAGGTCGTCGTCAACATCGTAGTGGCCTCCGTCTCCAAGACCGGAACCACCGTCCAGCACGGAGGCATGACCCTTCGTCTTTAGATAGTTAATAGCTTCACGTCTTCCTTCTTCCTTAGCCTGTTTGATAGCCTTGGGGATGTATTCCTCAACAAGATAGGCAGAAACAGCGTTATGTTCTGGGTGCTCCCTGATGTAATCTATGGCCTTGTCAGACGTCGCAAACTCGATGAACCCATCGTGCTTTTCAGCAAAGTCATCAAGGTTCTTTTTCAGGGTGTCGTAATACTCCTTCTCGCTTTCAACGGTCTCAACTTCCTGCTTTAGCTCGTACTTAGCCCTATCTAGCAGGCCACTGATGAAACCCTTGGGATCTTCCTGGAAAGCGTCAAGTATTTCCTGTTCGTCTTCCAGACTAAGAATATCCTCAAGCGGAGGGGTTTCTTCTTTAGACCCAGTATCGTCATCCCCAGACTTTACCCGTGATTCTATTTCATCAAGACGACGTTTCATTTCGAGAAATTCATCCTTGTATCGGTTCTTCTCGTCAATCACGGACTTGAACCTGTCATACGGGACTGTTTTTTGTTTATCGTCGTCTTCCCCGTCAGGCTCGTCTTCTTCCTCTTCTTCCTCTTTGTTGTCTTCGTCCTTCTTTGGCTCTTCTTTATCGTCATCGCCGTCTGACGCATGTTGCTCAATCTCGTCCAATATCTTGTCGATATCTTCTAGATCAAGCGGGTTGTGTGTACCTTCAAGCTCGTCGTCGGATGACCCGACACCATCACTGGTTTCTTTTACATCCGGTTCAAATGGCTTACCCATGTCTTCTCCTTTCTACATTCCTTGTTTGTTAAGCTCTTCGTTAAGTTTGTCAAGTGCACTCTTCCTTTTCTTCTTTGCCTCAGCGGCTTCAGAAAGAGTACCGCTACCAAGGTTCTGTTCGTTGATATCTGGCCCACCCTTAGACATCTTCTCTGGCGGCTTTGGTGGTTTCTTCTTCTTCGACTTTTTTATTTTTCTTTTAATCTTTGTTCTTTCGCCGTATTCGTTGTACTTGTCGCCAGTCCTGATGCTTTTTAAATGGTTAATCATTCTTTGTACCAATCCAGCCCTTTGGGGTGGGGTAACGATTGCATCTGCCATTTACTCACCTCCTATGCTCTTTCTAAATACCTCTTTCTCAATTCCTGCACCTTGGGGTGCGGATCTCTGTAAAGGTGGTTGATGTAGTCTTTGTAGTCAGACCTTGTCTCTATTGGACGCATCTGACCCTTTCTCACCTTTTCGAGATCATTGAGATACCCGTTAAGTGTTCTAAACCACGGTGCCTCCTCCCTCTTCGAAAAGGTTGGAGACATAATAACATGTGATCCCCCACCACACTCGGGGCACTTCATGTTATCCCTGTCAGCTATGCTGCTATACGCTTCAAAAATACCACCGCACTTGTCACACTCGTAATCATAAAGTGGCATTTTATTTCCCTTTCTTGGAATAAGTTTTCCACATTCCAAAACACTTACCAAGTCTTTCTTTGAGATCTAGGTTTGGGTCTTCCTCTTTGGTTACCTTCATACATCTTCCAATGTATTCGTCCCTTGATTCACCCTCTTTAGGCTTGGGCATTTGCTTCCTCCATGGCTTTTGTGTCTTCTGCCTGAGCCTTCTTCATCTGGTTTACAACAGCGTTGTACTCAGATTCGTCCATATTCATTATCTTTTGAAGCTGTTCTATGATTTGTGGATCAACATTAAGTGCCTGCATTCTCTCTATTAATCCACCAAGAACGCCTTGTTCCATACGCTTTGTTACCTCGGCCTTATTCGGCCAGTCAATCTTGTCAAGCAATTCTCTTAGATCTATAGCACCTGCCTGGAACAACTCTAACGCTTCTTCTCTGAGTTGCATACGAGATACTGGCATAGTGGAACCAGAAACAACCTCAAAATGAATAGGGCCAGCAAGATCACTACCGGTAAAATTACCGATAGTAGGAACCCCTTTTTCTCTGACATAATATTGTCTCTCCTCTGTAAACCAGTTAAATACGTGGGATAGATACATCCTCCCACGTTCTCGTATCATCTTGTTATATGCCCTTATCTTACCCCTGAGCATTGTATGAATGTTCTCAAGAAGTGCTGATACAGTTTTGAAAGCCATTCTGCCTTTTAAAATGTCAGGGTTTGTTAGATCAAACTGACCACTTATTGCGTTAAACAATTCTCTGTAAATACCTAGAATCATTTCTATGTCACGGTGTAACGGCGGCGGGTCCATATGTTTGATAGCTCCCGCAACAATATGATCTTTCGGATTTATTACTTTTGCTGGCCTATTGGTAAAGCTTGAGTTTGGCACCTGTGACGTTCTTGGATTTATCACTGGAGATCTAACCGCCTTATCTTTTATGTAATTAAGCTGAGACAGGCATTTGTCTATCTCAAAATTCAGCATTTCAAGCTGCTCTATCGAGGAGAAACCAAAAGGACTTACAGGGTCTTTGTTTGAGTTTGTCCATGAGAACGGAAACTTATCGTACAGATATGTTTCAGCAGCCATCTCCTTTGGTATTGCTGGGTTTATTGATGGGTTTTCCCTATCTGACAACACAACGTCACCGCCGTTGCAGCACGTTATGACCCTTATACCACCTGGGTATTTAAGCTCATCAACAACCTTCTTTGATTCAACAACCATTTTTTCACCAGTAACTGGATCAGTTGTTTCCACCTCCTCAACAGTTATCACTTTCTCTGTGGTGTAATCCTTAACCCAGCACTCAACTATCAACACGTTGTTGTCGTCTTTGTATAGCCTTTTGAACCCAGCCCTATTACCAGCCATACTTGCACGATCTCTTGCCTGGTCCCCCGTTATAACATTTGATCCAGTAAACTCTGACACAGTACCGCCAAACACCTCTACTCTTTCTTCCCCAAGCTTGTCAGCCCATTCTTTGTCGCTCGTTATGTATTTAGCCATAGCGGGCCATTTCCTACGAGCCTGGTTGACAGGTATCCTATAAAAGTGGAACACAGCCTCCCACTTGCTTGGTCTTTTTTCCTTTATCGGCCAGAACCCAAAATTAAATGGATCTATCGTTATAACCTCAACATCCCCCAGGCCACCTCTGAGGTTTGGGTTGAATATAACTTTCTCACAGACACAACCAGATATTTCACCCATAAGCACAGAGTCAGCCAAAACATCCTGTTGTTCAGTATCATTCCACCAGTATCTTGCATTTTTGTGCAGGATATCAGCACGTTCGTCATCAGTAGCCTGTATGTCGAACGTTGGCGCATTGTCGGTAAGTATATTAACAGTCCTCTCGACCGTGGTCCATATAAGATTTGCCGAAGAAAGTGGAACAGGCCCCTTTCTCTTCCAGTGCTTATTCCTGTAAAGCTCATAGTTTCTGAGCCACTTTTGTGGTAGCTTCAATTCGTCACGGTACTCAAGGTAGTCACCAAGCAACTCGAACACCTTGTGACCAACACCGTTCTTACTCTTTGGTGGAATAATACACTTGACTTCATACCTGTCTTCTTGTGTCAGTGTCTGCTCAAGCGGTTTATCAGCCATATCTACCTCTTAACATTCTTGAGTGCCCTGTGATAACATTTGAGACCGTCGGCATATTTGTTGTCTCCGGTAACCTCTTTACCGCACCCGCAAGGGCACAGATTATCAACCTTGTATATTGAAAAGTCGTCAAGAAGTATTTCATCAACCTGATCGAAAGCACCCTCTTTTACCTTAACAAACAGGTGGTTGTCACCGTCGGGTGGATATGCATGAGGGCACATGAAATCTCTACTTGTGGCATCATGTGGCAGTGCTGGGAAACCTGGGTAAAAATTATTAAACATGTGGCCCCTCAGTGGTAGACGTAGCTTGCTAAGCTTTACCCTGTATATTCTGTTTCTGCACACAATACACCTGATAAACACCCATCCACCGTCATCCTTTAATGCTTCTTGACGCCTTCTCTTGTTGTCGGCATCTATCTGTTTAATCAGCCAGTGAGACATTAAATACCCCCTTCTCTTTCCGAAAGCTCTCTAAGCTGCTGTAAAACATCGTCAGATGGAAAACTACTCTCCGAAGCCTCTGCGTCTATTTGTGGCTCTTCTGACCACGTTCTAAGCAACTCCTCTTCGTCTGGAAAGTCGTGCTTAACTATTTCTTCTGCGCTTTGCTCAGCAACATTCTTAACGCTGTACGGTCTGTTTGCTAATCTTTCACCAACCCTGACACCAAAGTACATGATAGCCCCGCCGATAACGACACCTATCATGTTAGCTAACACACCTACCAGCCATACAGGTTCCATTCAATGTCTCCTTCCTTGTCGTCAAAATAGCCCTTCTTGTTCCAATACTCAATAGCTGTTTCATTATCTACTGAAAATTCGTAGTCGGGCTCCGACATTTCCATTTTTTTGATAAACAACTGTGCCTCTGTTGGAGGCTTTCTTTTCTTCTTTGTTGGTTCATAGTCTGCGAAAGCAAGCATGACAGCATCTGCCATGTCTGGACTTTTGAGACCCTCTCTCCTCATCCTCTCCTTGCTCCACAGAAGTATTTTACCTCCACTTGTGTACTCGTACCTTATACTGGCCAATTGGTCAATAAGCTCATCGAGGTCAGCTTTTTCCATTGTTTGTGTAAGCGGTTTGAGGCTTATGTTTCCACTCTCAAACATCTTTCTGAGGTTCCACCCAATCTCCGCTCTCAGGTTTGCAAAGTCTTGCTTATTAACCGCTGGCTGTGAAACATCAACACCAGTAACGTTGTACCCCTGTTCCTGCACCCTGTCAACAACACCACCACCAACACCTATTGAGTCTATCTTTATGTTGTTTGGATTCATTCTTCTTGCAAGACCCACAACTATACCAGCAGTTACCATGGTGTTTTGTTTCTGATACTTCTTTACAGCAACAACATGTATCCCCCTTACGGCTGCTATGCATGTGAAGTTTTCCCCGTATCTCGCTACATCAACACCAACTGCATCAAACTTGTGAGACGCTATGTCTGGTCTTACATATTCAGCTTCACGCTCAACAGCAGCATGAATCCAATTTCTTGGTATCAGCGTATTGTCGTCTTGCAGTGGAAACTCGCCCAGAACCCTCACACGATAGACATCGCTTTCTTTACCGAAGTCACGTGCGTACGATGTAATAGCCTCCTTCGACACAAGTGGGCTTTCTTCTGCGTTGAATGTCAGCGTTGCCCACGGTTTGTTCTTGTTCTTGTTGTGGCTATCATAGAAGAACCCTACTGTTTTTGTTGGGTTCGACGCCATAACAACATTGTTGTCTTCGCTAGTAAGCGCCGCTCTAACAACAGTGAAAACCTCCTCTGGTACACCTGATGCTTCATCTATTATGTAGAGGAGGTGCTTAGCATGAAAACCTTGTAAAGCCTCTGGCCTTTCTTTCCTTGCTGTACGTGCTACGGCAAACCATGTGAATGGACTATCTATCCTAAAAAACCTTTCAGTTGTTATGTCATACAGGTCTCTAAAAAAACTAGGGAGCCTTGAATACCACAGTGCCAACTCTTTCCAGAGACAGTCCCTTAACTGGTCCCCTGTTGGTGCTGTACACGGTATGTTAGCGTGCTTCCTGGTCAACATGTGTTTCAGTATTATCACAGCAAGTGCGGCGGTTTTACCAGTACCGTGACCAGACTTTACAGAAACATGAGTGTTTTTGTCGAAAGCGTTAAACAGATCTTTCTGCTGTTTCGTTGGCTCCATTCTCAGCATCTCTCTTGCAAACAAGAGAGTGTTGTTCATATATGGCTCAAGCTTCCACTTCTCATACCTCTTCGGATGCTCTTTCTGAAGCTTTATTTCTATGAGCCTCAATTCTGCTTTGTCTAATTTCTTCTGCTCGCTCGAAGAGCTTCTCATGGTCCACATCCTCAAGGTCGTCTAACAGCATTACAACTTCTTCACCAAACTTATTTATCTCAAACTCACCCTTCACAGTTGCCTTTTTGGGTTCAGTTATCTTGAGTATCTCGCTAGCAAGATCATTCATCTTGCTACCCTCCCCAAGTTGTATGGCTTCAATCAGAAGGGCTTTTTTTATGTTCCACGATGCGTTGTTAAGTTTCTTTTTGAGTGATGCCACACTGCCCCTGTGTGAATCAATATAGCTCAACACTTCCGCCAGAAGCTCCTTACTTCTGACCATATCAACCATCTTTTGCTCGGCATCATGGGCCTTCTTCCCGGCCGTACTGTTTCTACTACCCATAGGTCACCTTATGTATCGTGTATCACGGTTGCATACAGATATTGAGAATCACCAAGTATGCTTATAACATGAAGTGTTTTTGTGTCATCAATCGTCTCTATGTATGTTTCCAGATCATCCAGAACAGTTTCTGGGTCACCCCTGTATGTTTTCCTGGTAACATTGTAGTTAGCCATCTACACCCTCCTACAAAACTCTTATGGTTTCCTTTTTGAGTCTGTCTATTGTGGTTTTAAAAGCCCCGTCAAGGGCGTCAAGGAGAATACCCTCTATACTATCTATATCCAGAACACCTTCACGCTTCCTGATAAAACCAAGCTTGCTGTACGCAACTGACACATCAAGTTGAGCAGGAAGAGAGAGAAGAAAATTACTCTTTAAGCTTCTTAGTATCTCCTCCTCGTTCATTTCTAGCTCTATCGCTACTTGATTCTTCTTTTTCAACTCCTTCAGTATTGCGAACCTTAGCATCTTTAGCTCCTCGTTGCTCCATTTCTTTTTGTTCTATCGGCTGTATTGCTCTTCCGATAGCGAAAAGTAACCCATTAATGTTGTATTCTGTTACCCTATTACCTTGCTCAAGTTGGAAAAACTTCTGAATTTCTTCAATAACTATGCCAGAAACCTCTTTTGTAATCATGGTTCTCCTTTCTGTGCAAACTCTATGCAAACAACCTCATAACAGTTAAGTTACTACCATAAACAGTTGTCACTGTGTTAGCGTTTGTTGTTGCTATCATCCTTATCTGATCGCCAGAGCTATAGCTTCTTATGAAAAACGTATTCGCTGTTGATGTGCCAGATGCATCCCTCCAATAACCATACCCGTCATCCGGCCCTATACCAAACCAGCCACCACCAGTGTTTTTCTGAACCTGCACCTTCACATGGCCCCTTGTTCCAGAAGCTCTTGTGAAGTTTACCCTAGCCATAATCAGATATATTCCGTCATCGTTTATTGTTATAACATCACTTGACAATGTGTACAGGTTGGTGTCTTGGTCATCAACTGTGTCAAGATTTATTACTGTTGATGACGTACTTAATGTCTGACCAGCGGTAGCATCGTATGCACAAATATAACCCTGTCTTTTTTGTGGTGTTCCCGAGCTTATCGAGTACGGTACACCACTTGTAAAAATATCGCCATCGCCAGTTATTATTAGCTTATTGAGTCCATTATTCCTAATAGCAAATATTTGCCCTTCATCACCAAAAGATTGTACTCCGGTACCATCTTTTAGGTAGGCATCAATTACAACACACGAAGAACCACCAGACCCATGTGCTGTACCAGTATTCTGTGTAGAGCCATACCCAGATATCCTCGTAGCTATATATGATTCGGTTAAACCTTGAATCCAGATACCACCACTAGCGTCTGCATGATGACCAATAGCTCCATACACATCTGTTGACACAACATCTGTCATTCCGTGTGCTACAGCATCCTTGCAAAGCTCTATTGACTGTTTTACACTATACGAACCCTTCCTAATAACGATACCAGACGCACCATCTACTTCTCTTGCATTGGTAGTGTTTAACAACAAACACTCTGCTATGTATGTATCGCCACCGTCTTTTATTGTTATTGCTAAGTCATCATCAGACCCACCATAAATTGACAACTCTGACGACATTGCATGGATGTTGCCATCCATATACATGTCGCCATCTACGTCAAAAACAAACCTCGTTGTACCAGAGTTTCTGAGTGCAAGTATGTTCGAATTTGCTGGTAAATCAGTTGTTCCTGTTCCCCCATCAGTGTAGTACCCAGCTATAATAACTGGTGCAGATGCTCCTGTTCCCTTACCAGAAGTAGACGTTGAACAGTACGCCTGCAACATCATTGCGAGATAGGTTGATGCTAAACCTCTTATCTTGGCACCACCATCGGTTGTAGACCTTTTCAGCACAGAATAATATGTACCGTCACTACATATCGAGGTAAATGGATGTGACACATCAGTGCTGTTTATTGCTAAAGCTTCGTCATCCCACCCCCCCTGCTGTATCATCACACCTTTTGTGACATCTATCGCAGAGTCATCAAAACCCCCAACAACAAGAAGCTTATTCATGTATACTGTACCACTACCCTTTACAAGCATTCTTGTTGTTGTGTTATTTTCTAACGAAAAAAGATTTTCACTGTCGGCGACATCTTGTACCCCAGTAGCACCGTCACTTTTCTTTGCGTCAAACGATATTATCCCTTCGCCATCTGTAGATGTCGTTGAGTCTGGGGTTTGGCTATACCCTATACCTCTCAGCGCACGGTATGTTCCTGTGCCGCAAAACCCTTTTAGATATGTTCCACCGTAATCAGAGTTTACAATATCAACTATGAAAAACGTGTCGTCATCGTCTGCCGCAGTTGTGAATGGGTGGAAGTTTCCGCCAGTTGATTTTAGTTTTAACTCTCTGCCACCAAGCCCAGTAGGATCATAATCTATTTCGACATATCCTTTGTCGAGAACCTTTATCCCCCAGCCAGCATCGTCAACAAGCTCAAGACCGTCGCCGTCTCTGGCCCTGATTTTATCGGCAGCTATGTATCTTCCGTCACCTATATCCCAGTCGCCGCTTAACTCTCGTGTCCCATCCTCAAGCAGGTACTGTATGTGGTCATCGTCACCCAACCCACCAAGTGATCCGTGATCTGTAGCAGCACTGCCTGCTGTTATTGTCGCTACTCTCCAATCTACATAATCATCACCTTCATCAGTAGAAACTATTTTTGCTTTAACATCATTGGTATACGTGTCTTTTGTTTGGAAAATAATTGTAGCTATTGGTACAAGCTCTGGTGTCGGAAGATTACCATACTGTATCGTGCTTATTTCAGTTGATGCTGCCTGTCTGGCTGCCTTCTTTGTTGAGTATTCGTTTTGACCTAAAATCCCAAATACTGGTGCGGTAAGAGACGTTGAAGCAAATATGTGAACAAGAACATATTTGCCATCAGTTACTTCGGTTAGAGCCCAGTCGTCCCCACTTTGAGAGTTATAAGCAGCACGTCCAGTACCAGTGTTTATTATCGGATAATCGTCGGCACTTTCAATATGCCAAATACCAGAAGTACCTCTGTACAGCATGGGTAACTGTGCTATTGGATCAAGGTCTTGTGGATTACCGTCACTAAACTGAAAATATATGTCTTCATCGTAGATAGACCCAGATCCAACAGATATCCTTGCATCTGCATTATCTGACCCATCTCCGTCAACATTCTCAACAGATATCGCTATCCCGTCGCCATACCTTGCGCCTACAGTGTTATGGAGGTACGAGTGTGTCATACCATCCATAACTATTCCGTGTCTCTCGTCACCAACACCAACAGCTTCACCGTCTGTAGCATTCCAATAGAGAAGTGACACAAGAGCATATTTGGTTATCAGATCATCAGTCCATGTGTCAGTGTATTGCAGTGTACCGTCCTCGTCGTAGTACACGTAATACATCCCTGTCACATCTGGTATCTGTATTGTTTCTGTTATAGAATCCTTGTGTATTCTCTTTCCGGCTACATAGATATCAAATGTACCAGTTATCTGTAGTGTTCTCGCTGTTCCTGGGTCTAGCCATGTAAGCGTACTATCTGTTCTATTCTCAAATCCATTCGGCTCTTTTGTTGCAGCTATCCCGTGAAGCGACGGATACGACGCAAGCACATAGCGCAAGTCTTCGTCTGTTAGTATCCACGGAGTAGACATATATTAAAACTCGTTGTAAAAGTAGTCGTATGATTGTGAGGTTCTGTTAGACCAGGCAGTTGCGTATCCAGATGTTCCTGCAACATACCTTACTTGCCCATTACTTGTGTCAACTTTTTTGATAAACCAGTTACCATCCTTGTCAACATAGCCTATGTAAACCGTTCCAGAATCGTCGTCGTAGTCGCTCATCTTGTATTGTAGCAACTGGTCTAGCGTATACTCTTCGAGGTCATCTACGGCTACATAGAGATCGCCAGCTTCTATTACTGGCTGCTCCATCTTGACCCACGCAAGTGTGTCTGTGTCCCACACATACTGGATGACCGCAATCCCCTTCATGTCGTCATCTGCTGGCGTGGGGACAATGTCGTCACCAGAGTCTTTGCCTGCTATAAGAATCCAGCGGTCAGTGTAGTCTTTGGGGTTTGCCATCTTCTTCCTCAAGGGTGAAGGCCAGCCTCCAGGACTGGCCGCACCCAAACTTGCAAACTATCTTGTCTACCACAAATCCATCACAACACGGGTAGTATGTCTCACGAGAAAACGCCTTTTTGTTGCACTTACTACAAATATAAACATCGAACCCACCGTTTGTCAATACCCTAGTAAAATATTTTTCTATTTCTCCCCTATTATCTGTTACCTTCATAGGATATATCCTGTTGTGCGGGTTCATCTTTCTTGTATTCCAGAACATCTATCAGATACAAATTACCCTCTTTGTCTTCCAGGTATATCGCAACATAATCGCAATCTCCATCCCCATCAGTGTCGTGGAACATTATGACACACGGAACCATACCACGATTCAACCTGACAACAGGAGGAAGCTTTGCCGGGTCATACTTTTCAAGCTGGCACCCGTAACTAAGACCGTTAGGTAAAACACCAGCAGGATGTACAGCCCAAGAGAGTGTGACAAGAACAAAAATAACTGCTACCAGACCTAGCAACAATCTCATTTGTCACCGCCTTTCAGGTCTTTAGGTACCACAACCTGCGGAGTTATAATACCACTCTTCTGCTGCTCCATAAGCTCCTTCATCTTGATCCTTGATTCCTGCATATACCTATACGTTTCCAGGTCAACATATTGACCACACAACCCCATTGGATCGACTGGCGGGAAAAACGAATTGATCTGCATTTTATTCCTTCTCTGCTTCTTCGTTATCGGTCTCTTTGGAACAAGCATAGGAACAGGAGGATTGCAGACGCAAATCGTAACCTCATTCTTGCCATCCCTTACCAGTCGGCAATGTGCACAGTTAGCACAACAAGCCTGTGCAGGGTCTATAATTGGTTCATCCTCCGGGAACAAATCTTTTTCTTCTTTCTTGTGCTCGATAAGCTTTACTTCTTTCTTGTTCATTCGTCATCCTTTCTTCGATCAGAATACCCGTTCTTTTCTGAAAAACCCTTAACAATAAAATTCGGAGCAGACATTATCTTCTTAAAGTTGGAAACTTTTCTACAATCAGGGCAAAACAACACTTCGTTATCTGGTATTACCTTCGGTATCATACCGTACCAAACTGACAAAACCTTACCGCATTTACACTGATACTCGTATGCTGGCACAACAAACCTCCTTTCTAGTGTTTTGACTTGCTCGTAATTGATACAACCTTATTTGGTATCTGTTTTCTCCTCTTCCTCTCTTCACCATCTTCCCCCATAGCATCGTCAAAAATCTTCTGTATACCAGCACAGATATAGAGCATCATCTCTTCCAGCAGCTTATTTTGCTCCTCGTCAAATTCTTCGCCCAGAAGAGCCGTTCTCATGCAGTAGGAGTATTCTTTGTTAACATCGGGGTTGAGAGGATCGAAGAACACAACGGCATACCCAATCGGTAACCCATCTCTACGATGCATGTCTTCACGCATTGCACCTATTGTCTTCTCTATCATCTTTGTTTTGTTGGCTAACGCCATTGGATTCTTACCCATCAATAATCCCCTTTGCTAGAGTTAGTGCCGGATCTTCTTTCATCTCCTCCCTGAACGCAGTAACTGCATCGTCTATCTCCACAAGAAGATCAACAATCTGTTTATCCTTGATATATCCGGTAGCATGCAGTCTCGACAGATATGGCATCAAGAAGGTTTGAATTTCACGCTCAAGATCTTCGGCAAAACAGGTGTGGTCTGTATCGTCCTGCCTAACGCTCCTGTACGCATCCATCCACCTGAAAATAATCATCTTTAGATCCTGTAACTCCTTTATGCCCTTCTTGATTCTCACATCCTTCGGTTCCAGGTATCCTTGTTCCATAGCCTTCCCTTTCGGTAAGCTCTATCTGGCAGAGGTATTTGTCTTTGAATTTCCACTCAACCATCCCGGCAACAAAAACAACCTCGTACAGATTGCTCAATTTTTTTAAAAAAATTTTTTTCTCAGGTTCCTCTACGCAGACAAGGAGGATCAAGTAATCAAACCCAAACGAATCAATATACCTGCACTTCTCTATAATCTCTGCCTCTCTGTTTATCCACGCAGCCCCCAGAAGCCCCTTGTCTATGTCTTGAGCACTCTTGAAGGAGGCACCCCCCTCGGTAGAGACATGCTGCCAAAACTCCCTCGGTCTCTTCCTGCCTCCCCTGTGCATATGTTTCCTCCTTCCCAATTACTACTTACAGGATACCAAACCAGAGGGTATTTGTCAAGCACTAAATCATATTAGTGTATAATACACTATATAAGATATTACAAGCTTGTAAGATGTGCTAAGATATTACAAAACACTAACCTCTCTTGAGTAACACTACGACCACAAAGGAGTAGTGTTACGAAAGAGAGAGAGTTAGAGTGTTACAAAAGACTAATATACCCCACTGCTAAAGAACATTAAACCTCGATAGAGTGTAAAGAGATAATCACATATACTCTAAGTAAACATCTTACTAGCTCGTAATAGAGATGTGTAACACCAAACTAGTTACACTATGTGACTCCTGCACTACCGTATTTTTCACTGCGGGTTCAAAATACGGGTAGTGCGGTATTTCAAAAACGGCTCAGAACGTGTCAAAATTCGACGGAGAGCGATTTTCTTGGTGCTGCTAGTATCTCAGTATGGTCAGGGGGTGAGATCGTGCGTTAGAATCGAAATTTGAGCCCTTTTAATTTTTTGTCAGAAATTTTTTCAAAGGTACTACCATTTCGGCCTGTTCGAGTTGATTACGATCAACAACACCAGGATCATCGTAAGCACTGCCATGAAGTGCATTTTAGATCTTCTCCTCGTCAAGCTTGTGCTCACCACAGAAGTCGTCCGGGTATACTGCCGGGTAACCCTGCATGGTGGGACACCTGCGTCTGCATCTACCAATTTTGTATGTTCCGTCTTCGTGTCTCTTTGGCACAAAGTACATGCAGGTGTTGCAAACCATTCCTTTGCTTCTGTGCGTCCATCTGTCTTCCATTTGTTCTCCTTTTCATAGTGGATTAGTGGGGTATGGTAAATTTTGGGTTGAGGGTTGTAGACGAGAGTAGATATATTGGTTTTTACGCACGGGTCCACACGGTACCCCCACCCCCGTTCTTTTTTCCATTCATTGTATTGGCGGTCTGATAGTGTCTCAAGTGCCATTGAGACAGCCAGATATGCTGACAGCCCCAGGGAAACAATCTTCCACATCTCGCCAACAATCTACCAACTAGTGGAAATTATTTTCCTACAGCCCAGACACCCAGAATCACGAATCCTCAATAATTTCAAACAGATCCATTTTTGGCACGCTGATTGCAGCTCTATCAGAGCAATCGACGACAGGTCTGCCCGTGGTCAGGCAATGTTGTCTTGACCACATGTGCGCCTGTCAAACAACAAAGCCCGCAGGCTAATCACGCACGTCATGCGGGCGGAAAGGAGAGTTATCATGCGTGATCTCGTAAGCGTAGGACAGGCGATTCTTGAGGCTTTTGAGCGAAACAAGGCAAGAGGTTTGGATCTTAACAGGCTTCTCCATGCGTGCGGCCATGCAGGCTATGCCAAGGCCCACGGATGGAAGAAAGCAAGCAAGATCTTTTCCCCAAGGGGAAAAGATACTTCAACAGCCCGTAGGGCTGCTACGTGGTGGGCGTTTCGCACGTTGAATGCTCATGGGCACGTGCTTTGTTACACGCCTGATGGGAAAAGCGTTGTGGCAAAAGATATATGGGATGAAGTGGCAAAGCCACTTGCCGGGAACAATAGCAGGGAAGAGATAAGCGCTTGTGCTTACCTCTATGTCAAGCATATCGCTAGGGAAGGATATAGGTTCTTTATAGTCTAATAATCCTATTGGGGAGCTAAAGAATTATCTGCTAGCTCCCCAGCACTTTTAAATACTTAAACTTGTTTAAGTATTTAATAGTGCTGCCTTCCCAACAGCACTAACTCCTTTCTCTTCGGCAGCAGGAAATATATTCCTGCTGCTTACTGGGCAAGGAGAAGTAAACCATAACCCTAACAAGAGGAGATTATTATGTTTTTTGGAGACGGAGTAGTAGTTAAGGCAGGGGAATTGTTTGTCATTCTTTTGAATGGCGATATTATTAACGCAGATGGTGTGCCAACTGCAACGTACAGCCTGTTTAGACTATACAATATCGAGGAGAATATTGCGACAATAGAGATGCGTGAGTTTGATAGCAAAGCTGGATATACTGAGATGCTTATCTACGTCGATGGATACAAAATATCCATCGAATATGACAAGGGGGATAACCCCTTGTCAGAATTGAGAAAAGGTATTTTGGCTGCCCTTGCTTTGGGTAGCTGGGTTTAAAATCTTCTGGGCAGTGCAAAATAATGCTTGACTTCTTGTGCTGCCTGGTGGATATTAAACCACAACAACCCAGATATACTGGGCAGAAAGGAGGTGATATTAGTGAACAGATACAAGATTACTTTATTGAAACACTTTGGTTGTTCAGCCAGCTACGTAAAAAGGATGTCAAACAAGCAGGCTGAAAGAATGGTGAGGAAACTCAGGAAAAGTAGACCAGTAGAAGTGGTCTACAAAAGGGGGTAACATGGTTTTGTTACAAAAATACAGGTGGAATAATAAGATAGTGCTCTGCTACTGTAAGGCAGAGCTTGGAAGATGCCTTGGGTTGTTTAGGGCAAATAAATCGCCCAGATTCTACTGCCCAGGGTGCAAGTATTACAGGGAGGAGGTGAAGGATAGTGAATAAATATTTGTGGGAAATGCTATTGCTAGCAAGAAGAAACTATAGGGTAAACTCCATGGGCGGGAATACAGAACCATGTCCTTTCTGCCGGGCAGATATCGAGGCAAGAAGTTTTGAGGACAGGTTCAATCCGTGGCCAAAGCTAAAGTTTGCTGCACCATGTGAGAAGTGCCCACTGAAAAATGTGATACCGAATATATGTATAGAAAACTGTGTAACTGAAGGGAAAACATATATGGAAAAAATCTTTACGAAAGGGGAGTAAAGTGAAGTTTTTATTCGAGATGCTTGAGCAGGCGAAGAGAAGGTTTCTTCTTAGAGGACTGAATCCAAATATTAAAGGATGTCCTTTCTGTGAAATGGCTGAATCTTCGCCCCTATCTCACATCAAACCGAAATGCAGCCTATGCCTAATGAATCACCTATACGGTGACAATAGTGGAATAGCGACAAGAAACTGTTTGTCTGCTGGTGCACGAATGGCTAGCTCTTTAAGTGAAGGCAACCCAGAACATGCTAAAGAGGAGTTGCTGTGGCACTACGCCGACGAAGTATATGAAGAGGAAAGAAACATAGAAAGGAGATGAAAATGAGAAAGATAATTATTATCGCAATGTTGTCGGCAATACTGGGCGTACTTCTTAGCCCAGTAACTGACTGGGCAATGACAAAAGATATCGAGAAGCATATGGTAAAGCCCACGACTTCTTTCCACATAGAAGAGAAAGCTATCTCTGGCAGTGAAGGAGAGATATACAATGTTATCTCATACTGGGTTATAACTGGTAACACTGCTGTCAAGATAGCTTATGCTGTCGGGAGGATAGGTAAAGACAGCTACGTAGTCATGTTTGGGTTCGATGGGTTCTACACCACGATTGCCCTTAAGTTTAGTAGGATAGGGGCAATAAACTACATGAAGGTGCAGACAAAACTATACATGGACAAGGACAAGAAGAAGGTTCTTGTCGTGAAAGGAGGTCGGAAATGAAAACTATATGCCCAGTGTGTCGGAGTATTGAAGTTTGTTCGGTAAAGACATACAGCAGTGTAGCTGACCACATTCACTTGCAAGTATACTGCTTCGAATGTGGAGCAGACACATCTTATTGGAGATCAATGACAAGAAAGGAGAAAAAGTACGCCAAGAAGTACAAGCTATACAAATTAGAGGTGTAAGCATGGAGGATTGGCATAACGAAATAGTCACAGAAGCTAACAAAAGATGGAGGAGAAGATGAAATATCTAGAAGAGTTGCTTTACGATTGTCGTGCAAGGTACAGGTATAACGAAGAAAATGGCTGTCTTGGTGGCTGTCCTGCCTGTAGCCTGGCAAGGATAGCATACACAGAGGCAAGGTATCTGAAGGGATTCTATGAAAACTACAGAAAAGAAGGGCAGCATCCATCACAGTGTGATTTCTGTCTTGTTCATCCCAAAAGGAAGGGATATTCAGAGACATACAATGTGGACGATAGGGTATCGTGCACCACAATGGGTGCAGTGATACTGGAAAAGTGGGAAGAAGGAAAATTAAGAAGAAAGGTGGTGAAACAATGAAGTTTATAGAGGAGCTACTTGAAGATTGCAAGAAGAACCACAATATGCCAATGAAGAAGGGGCTCATGCCAGAAAGTATACAATGTCCTGCATGCAAAATGGCGGAGGGAATGTATAACTTTGCCAAAGCAAGGTTCCCGGCAAAAATACTAGACATACCGATAAGCTTGTGTAGATTTTGCCCGGTGAATCCAAGAGTATACACAAAGCACAACATAATGACTTCTAGTTGTATCTATGGTGGGAGAAAGTATCTAGAAAAACTGAAAGGAGAGTAGTTATGGATATTTACTGCAATG